AAGGAGAGCGAAGGTTTGGCCGGTCATCACGCCGCGTACACGCTGGCCGTGGCGGACGAGGCAAGCGGGGTCAAGGAGGATGCCCACGTGGAGATGACACGGTGGTGCAAGCGGTTCCTCGCGATCGGCAACCCGAACATGTGCAACAACTTCTTCTACAAAGGCGTGAAAGCTGGCGACAAGCTGGCGATTTAGGAGCAACGATGAACACTGACTTCGCCTACGGGTTCGGTACCGCGCTGTTGACTCTATCGTTGGCGGCGCTTTGCTATTTGATCATGAAGCTGCGCACGATCGATCGTCGTCAAGCTGCCTTCCTCTCAGGACAACTGAACCGCGATCAGGAATTGCGCGACACGGTCAAGAGACTAATCGACGAGACGGTGCGCAAGGACATACCACCGGAGCCGAGAGCCAAGCGCGACATGTTCGGTAATACTTAACTAACCCTAACCAGGAGACGACGATGATCAAGAAGACTTTCAACTACCATAAGCCCAGCGAAGAAGGCTTAAAGAAGATCACTGAGCTCCGCGAGGCGTTCAGCAAAATGAGCGACCTGATCGAGACTAACTGCGGTAACAACCGAGAGAGGGCCATCGCGATCACCAACCTCGAGACGGCTGCGATGTGGGCGATTAAGGCGGTCGTGTTCAACGACCCTAAGTCAGAGGTCGGGTAATACTTAGGTAAACCGGTATTTACTTTTACCTTACGACGTTATACGGTAAGCGGTTATATGCCGCCGACTTACCACCGAAGAGTGATACGCATCCGCGCGACGGACTCGCCCAACGTCAAGCTGGCGCTGGCGCAGATCGAGGCGGGCCTCGAGCCGACTCACGAGACGGTGGTGCCGGGCGTACTGTCCTGGCGAGAGTACCAGAACCGCCGCACCAACTGGGACAAGGTGAAGCAGTGTGTGTCTCTGGACGCCGAGTTCTACGAGGGCGCCGAGCTGCTGCTGTTCCCGCCGGACTGGATCAACGCGGCCGAGGAGCGAGCGCGGCTGCTGCCCAGGGTGCGCAAGGCGAAGGGCGGTGGGTGCGACCCAGCTGAAGGTGGTGACCGAACGAGCATGGCGGCAGTGGACGAGTTCGGCTTGATCGAGCAGGTGAGTAAGAAGACGCCGGACACGAGTATGATCGGTCAAGAAGCAATCGCGTTCATGCGCAAGCACGACATACCGCCTGATAAGTTCGTGTTCGAGCGGGGCGGCGGTTGTACGCAGCACGCGGATATGCTTCGCAGGATGGGGTTCAACGTGCGGTCTGTCGGGTTCGGCGAAGGACTAGCACCTGATCCTCGTTACGGCAAGGCGCCAGTACGCATCCGACGTGAAGACAAGGAAGGGCGGTATGAGTACCTCAACCGACGAGCTCAGATGTACGGGGAGTTGTCTGAGGCACTTGACCCTGGCTTACCAGGCGTGCGCTTCGCAATACCTGCGGAGTATACAGAGTTGCGCAGACAGCTTGCGCCGATGCCAAAGCTCTACGACAAAGAGGGACGTCTATATATGCTCCCGAAGAACAAGCGAAATCCTGACCCGACAAATCCGAGCACAGAGAAGACCCTGATCGAGCTGATCGGGTGCTCGCCCGACGAGGCGGACTCTCTCGTGCTCGCCTGCCACGGCATGTGGCACCGTTCGACCAACCTAGTAGTAGGAGCGATGTGATGAGCGAAGCGAACGAAGTACAAGAAGTTAAAGAGCAGGGGCGGCGAGTCCGCGTCTACTCGGTCAACGCTCGAGATATACTCAATACGTTCTTCCCTCAACAAGCTCACGACGGACTGGTGAATTGGCCGACTATCTCTCCGCTACCGACTGGGTACAAAGTACTAGGTACTCAACTTAACTGGCAGACAAACTGCCTAGACGTGATGGTTGAGCATGAGTCGTTCAACTTGATACCAGACGGACAGATGCCGCCAAGTGCGACTGATATGATCACGGTATGGCGACTGTATGAACTGATACCGTTCAAATTCCCTTCCCCAGACTCGGTGAAGTCATGAGCGAGGCGATCTACAACAACAACGCTGGGCTGATCGCTAACTTCAGCCACCGCCTGTCCCTAGGTCAAACGCTCACTGAGGCCGAGGCGCTGATGTACGAGCAGGCGCTTCGGCTGCACGAGGCGGTCGCGAAGAACCTGCGCCTACAGGTGTGGGACGAGAGCAACAAGAAGATAGAGCAGAAACAGCAGGAGGACTCCGAATGATGACAGTGTTCACCCAGGTGCCGGTGCTGACGCAGAGCGAGATCAACCCCAACGCGGGTATCCGCGTGCTGAACCAGCAAGAGGTCATCCTCAACCAACTAAAGAACGTCATCACCAACGACGCCATGTCTCGGTCGGCGTTCATCCGGCAGTTCACCGACCCGCGCCGCAACATTGACTACGAGTGCGGATACCCGACCAGCACGTCCTACGCGGGCGAGCAGTACCAGGAGATGTTCGACCGCTTCCACATCGCCAACCGGGTCGTAAGTCTGATGCCTACCGAGGCGTGGCAGGTTCAGCCTAAGGTCTATGAGGATGAGTCCGCCAGCAACGTGACGGAGTTCGAGGCGGCGTGGGACGAGCTGGGCAAGCAACTCAAGGCCGACAGTTACTATCAGGACGAGGAAGGTAGTCTAGTCTGGAACTACCTGAAGCGACTGAACATCGTCAGCGGTATCGGCACGTTCGGCGTGATGCTGCTCGGTATTGACGACGGTAAGCATCTCGATCAACCGGTGGATGGAGTAGAGCAGGACTACCCGAAGAGCACCACGTCATACGACATCTACGGACCTTCACCTACGGAGACAATGGGCGGTGAGCAGCCGATGAGTACGCTCGGTACGGACGCGCAATACCAGCCGATCACAATGGCGCCTCCGGTCGAGGGGTCAACGAAAGGTAAGCGCAAGCTGCTGTTTCTTCGAGTGTTCAGCGAAAAGCTGGTGCAGATCACTCAGTACGAGAGCAATGTCAACTCGCCTCGGTTTGGTCAGCCCAAAATGTACCGGGTGACGCTGAACGATCCGAAGACCCAGAGCACCGGTATCGGACTGCCGACGACTACCGTAGCGGTTCACTGGACTCGACTGATTCACGTGGCGGACAACCTGGTCAACTCGGAGGTGTTCGGCAACCCCCGCATACTGCCTGTGCTCAACCAGCTGCTGGACCTGCGCAAGGTGTACGGTGCATCAAGCGAAGGCTACTGGAAGCAGGCGTTCGCGACGATGGTGATCGAGTCCCTGCCGCAGCTGGGCGGCGACCCCAGCCTCGACATGAGCGCCGTACGCAACGTCATCGAGAACGTGGAGAACGGCCTCAGCCGGTCGATGGTGATCAACGGGTTCCAGGCCAAGACGCTGCCGCCCCAGGTGACCGATCCAACGCCGTACATCACCGCCGGCATCGAGGCGATCTGCATCCAGCTGGGCGTGCCGGTGCGCGTGTTCAAGGGCAGCGAGCGCGGCGAGCTGGCATCCTCCCAGGACGACGCATCGTGGAACGACCGCATCCGTGCCTATCAGCGCGACTACATCACGCCACACGTCATCACGCGGTTCATCGACCGCCTCATCGCCATAGGTATCCTGCCCGAGCCGACCGGGTACTCGGTGGAGTGGCCGGACCTCGACTCGCTGACTGACAAGGACAAGGCCGGTATCGCGCTGACTCAGACGCAGGCAATGGGCGCTTACGTCGGCCAGGGCGTCGAGAACCTGATCGACCCGATGAACTACTTCACCAAGATCATGGGCCTGGACGAGGAGACGGCGCAAGCGATTCTGGACGACGCGGTCAAGCACCAGGAAGAGATGATGCAGCAGGATCAGGACCTAGCCGACGAGCACGGGTTCGAGCCGACTCCTCCGCCTGGGTTCAAGAACCCCGAGCCTGAGCAGCCCACAGCCGAGCCTTCGCCGATGACCGTCAAGCCGGGCGAGCAGCTGGTCCACCCGCAGACGGGCCAAACGATTGCTCAGGGTATTACCGAGCCAACCGGCAACGCGGACGGCTCGTGGTTGTTCGCGACGAACGAAGACGAAGTGATCGACCTCGTACCTGTAGATAATACTTTTTGTGCTACTGGTGAAGGAGGTGGAGTAGACCCTAGCTGTAGTAGTGAGTCTAGCTTATGGAAGGAGTCTGACGTACAAAGAGTAGTTAGTACTCTTCCTAATTATCAACCAAGACCAGATAGCAGAGGAGGTACTTTACATTTCGCTAGATATAGATTACCAGGCGGAGGTAAATTAGAAGTAGATTATAGCTCTCGTAAAAAAGATATTCATATAGATTGGGTCGGTGAAAAAGATGGAACTGATTCAATGTCTAGAAAAGTAGGTATGGATAATTTGAAATTAATAGCAAAAGTATTGAAGAAAGATTTTCCAGAAGCTGAGACTGTAAGTGGTTATAGAATGGGAGGAAGGAAAAAAGATAAGCCAGGAGGAGTAATGGTCCCATTAGACAGGTTTGTACAAAATCTTTCAATAATTTTTAACCAACTAAAATAAGTTCATGAGCAAGCAAAAATATACAAAGAGTCAACTACAAGCGCATAGAGCACTATTACACGCTGCCGCGCAAGTAGGTTCAATGAACTATAAACGAGGTGTATACGTATGTAAATCAAAAATACCTTATTCAATCACAAGCGTCCATCAATTACTGGTTCAATATTCAAGTGACGTACTAAAGGGAATAATATCTGTAAATGACGCTATTGCTTTTTGCACCCATTATGAAGTAATGAAAGAACGATTTTAACTTCCTCACAGGAGAATCTCATGGCTGATCCAGTTCCAACCGATCCGTGGGTGTCCCGTATCAACGCGTTGTCCGACTTCGTGAAGATGATACTCCCATATATTATCGCGCTTGGTGCGTCATTCGGGTGGTGGCATACCAGCTCGAACAACAGCGCACAGCTGAATACGCTCAACCAAAAGGTTGAGGACAGTACCAAGCAGCTCAAGGTGATGACGGGTATGAACCGGGACATCAATATCAAGGGGTGATCTATGAGTATCGAAGCATGGGGTGATGAAGGTAATGCGATTGATGACGGCGTGGCCTCTTGCCCGAGGTGTGAGTGCCCGGTCGAAGAGACCGGCTATGATACTTGCCGCTGTCCGGACTGTCGATGGACCGGTATGCTCGAGCAGACGGTAGTATTCGAAAAGGATTACACGGAAGAACCCGTCTACGTGACACACGGCGAACCAGTGGGGTGACCGATGAAAGATCGACGTAAATACAACAAGCTAGTTCGTAACTCGTTCTGCCC